TTGTATAACTTCTGACCGCTAGTAGTTTCTGTAACACCTACATTACTGACATTGACTCTTACATGGTCACCTTCTTTGTACTTTTCAGAACTGTCAAAGGCTGCTCCCATATCCATGTATGTATCTCCGTTCAATTCAACCCCACGAGAGCCTAATTCTTCTTCTTGAGTAATTGGACCTGTACCTAGTCTATATGTGTAAGGTCCATTTCCTCTACGCTCAAGTACTACAAGTACGACATCGTTGCCCGGAGATAACAAAACCCACTTAGGATGTCGCATTTCACCTACCATGTAGGTAGACTTAGCATCACGCATCAATAATTGCTCGTTATCTTCTTGTAAGTTTTCAACAGTAAGTTCTAAACCAGCGTCGTCTGTTAAACGAGTATCACTTGCAGAAGGGACATGTATATTTTCAATACCCTCCATTCCGCCTCTTAGTATCTTAATACGGTCGTCAAGTAAAGTATCATGAACTTCTTTACCATCGTATTCTATTACATCAAAGATATAGTAACCTTCTTCTGTCTTTACTACATCTACTTGGAAATCTTTATCGGTGACTTTTCCAAAGTTAGTTTTATCTTCATCTGATAGCGTGAACGAAGGAGATGTAATATCATCATCTTCTTTTTTAACAAAGCCCCTTTCACCCTTTGGCATTGCAGAAACAATCCAGTCTCCTGTAAATCCACGAAGGTGTTCAAGGTCTTCGATTTCAAAAATGCGATGCATTGGTTGTAACAAAGGTATATCTTTGCCAAGTTCCTTGCGAATTACATCAGGGTTAGTCAATGCAGCAAGGTCCATATTGGACTTAGCAATGTCTACTGGGTTTTGTAACCTTCGATAACCAAGACTGTTTAACCAAAAGTTAGGTGCCATTCTGTGTAATCCGTGAAGTTTTTTTGTCTCCTCTGTATGCAATATAGGTTTCAAATGAGGTACTGCTAAATCATAAAAGTCCTCAGTAGGTTGTACAAGGTTAAATGGAGCATCATTAGGAAATACCTCAACTTTACCATCCTTGTGTATTCTATAATCAAATGTAGGGTACAAATCTGCTTGGTCTCCTAACTCGTGTTTGAAACCAGTCGAATTATAGATACTTTGTACTGAATAAGAATTAGGTCCGAATCTATCAACAGGAACTGGCCCAAGACCCATGCGGGTAGCATCAACCGAAGTTATCTCTTTTGGCTCTACTCGCGGGTCACTGATTAAAACAGAATCTAAGTTTTGCAATGTTCTATAGATTTTAGATTGTAACTTTGCAGTTTTGTTATTAGTAATGTTAGGAGGTCGTATATCAGTTTCTGACCTTGGGTCAGAATGATGAGCAGTATGCCAATCAAGCCCAAGTCCAGCCATGAGTTCTCCTACACCTTCTTTTGCAGTTCTACCTTTACCTTTGAGCCGAGGGTCATAAGTACTTAAGTCGCGGTTAACTCTTTGTATAGTTCTTACTAGTGCTTCATTCCGGTCTTTCGCACGCAGTCTTTCAAAGCCTCTAACCTTGTCTCTTAAATCACCTGAAAAATCTCCATAGTGATTACTAGTTCCTAACATTTGTGCAACTGTCATAACTGGAAACTCTAAAGTCCCATCTCCACTCTCTTGAACTTTGCCTTTTATTTTTTCTAATAGGCTATCCACTGTTTCCTTAGCATGCGGTTGGTCATAGTCTAAGCCAAGTATGTCAGCAACTTCTTCTGCCGAATCTTGCACATTAATAGTATTAGGACTATTGTGTATGTGCGCTTTTACTTTAGAAGGTATATTCCCACTTGTGACACCTTTGGTTTGAGTATGTTCTGAACTAGGACCTATCGTACTGATACCGTGCATTTCGTGTGGTACTATTTGTAATAAGTCATTACCCATACGGGCTAGTTGCCTAACATTAGCGTCAATTTGTTCTAAAGATAAGACATTGGGATTAAAGGCATCGGGCATAGCCTCCTCAA